AAATGAGAGATACTGTTGTAGATTCACCTGGATCAAATGAAATTGTAGTTGCTACAGGAAAGAAAATATTACTTACTGAACCTGAGTCAGGTGGACTGTTTGCTCAAGGCGATACAATAACAGGTGGTGGCTCTGGAGCAACTGGTACAATTATTTCAATTGAAAGTGGAACAGATGAACAATTTGGCTCAATAAGAAAAATTGTTTACACTAGATTAGCTGGTGATTTTGATGATAGTGACAGAAGCGGAAGTGGCATAACTAACGGAACTGCTACAGCTGATATTATATACAGTCCATTACAAGCAGGAGTGGGCGGACCTTGGGATGAATTTACACATGCAAGCGAAGCAACCGCAAGTGATATTAATATTACAGTTGACAGAACAGCAGGCGGAGCAGAAATAGATCTACAAATTGAAGCTGACAGTATTATAAATGCTGATGTAAACAGTGCGGCGGCTATTGCACAAAGTAAATTAAATATGCAGGCCGCAGGTGTAAGAGCAACTGCCGCTGGTATTACACAAGGTAACTTAGGTCTTGCTGTATTTGATAGTGTAGTATTCAGCAGTAACAATGGCTTTATTAGCATTGACGATGGTCAACTACCAATTGAAAAATTAGCAAATATTCCAGATGATACTGTAATAGGTAGAGCACAAGGAGACAGTGCATCAGGTGATGTAAGTGCTATTCCGTTTTCAACTATTGTTAACTCGGGCGGTACATTTACAACTATTGGTTCTCCTAACGCTATTGTTAAAACACATACAGATGGTTCAATTAACGTTCAAGCATTAGAAATAGACAGTGCAAGAATTATTGATACATCGGGTACAACTGTAAACTTTACAAACCCTGGTACAACACTATTCCTAAGTTCACAAACCACAGGTGGCGGTGTTACTAATAACTCAATGACTGGTAACTTAAATATCGGAAATGCAAAATCTGCAGAAAGTACATTCCAAACAAACAGTGCATTGGCTGGTGAAAACTATATGGCCGCTGACTGGACTTATACTTCATTTATTGAAGCGCCAGGCGAAGGTGATACAAACTCAACTGGTATTGGTATTGGTGCAAATAACGGATTTACATCAGCAGATCAAATTGGTTTAATTACTGGCGGTACTGCAAGACTTGTAGTAACAGACACAGCAACTATTCCAGGTGAAACAGATGTGTACGATTTAGGTAGCACAACAAAACGTTATAATAATGTTTATGCTATTTCAACAAGTGCTCAGGCAAACACAGCACTATACGCTGACTTAGCAGAAAATTATCTTGCAGATGCTACATATGAAACAGGTAGCGTTTTAATATTTGGTGGTGAACAAGAAGTTACTGTTACACAACTGAAAGACGATACAAGAGTAGCAGGTGTTGTTTCAGAGAAACCGGGTTACTTAATGAACGCAGGTGCAGAGGGCGATTTTGTTACAGCGATTGCATTACAGGGTAGAGTACCTGTAAATGTTGTTGGTATTGTTAAGAAAGGTGACTTGTTAGTAACAGCAAGTGTTCCAGGTTATGCAATAGTAAACAATAGTGCAAAAGTTGGAACTGTAATTGGTAAAGCATTACAAGCCAAAGACGATCCCGGATACGGCACAATTGAAGCAGTGGTAGGGAGAGTGTAATGGCACAAAGAATTATAAACATTGGTTCAAGTGCAAACAAAGGAGACGGAGATCCAATCCGTACAGCATTTGGCAAAGTCAATGATAACTTTACAGAACTATACGGAAAAGTAACTGTATTAGAAGGACAAATTGTTCTTGTACAAGATGTTAAAGGCGATGTGTTTAGTAGTGATAGTTCTAAAGCATACGATTCAGCAACTGGAACATTTTACGGAAAGTTTGTTGGTGATCTAAAAGGTACTATTGCCGCTGATGATTCAACTATATTAGTTGACAGTGTTGCAGGAAAACTTAATGCAACTGCACTTACAGGTGCTTTACCAGCAATAGATGGTAGTAATTTAACTGGCATTACAACAGCATTTTCAAACATTACAAGCACTCCAACCACACTTGCAGGATATGGTATTACAGATGCACAGGCAGCATTGGTTAGTGGAACAAACATCAAAACTGTAAATGGAGAAAGTCTACTTGGTTCCGGTAATTTAACAATAAGTGGAGGCGGCGGCAGTGCCTTTACCAACATTGGTGTAGGTGCTGACGATTCAACTATTAGAAGCATCAGTGAAGGCGAAAGTTTCCTAATACTCGGTGGCTCAGGCATAACCACATCCAGTGATGCAGAAGGTAATATTACTATTGCAACAGATGGTGCTCTAACTGGTAGCAGTTTAGAGGCCGCGGCAGTAGGAGCAGGTGTTGCAGACGGTAATGATTTAGCAATATCAGGTGGTGATGCTACAGAACTAAACAGCACAGGCGGCGATGCTAACATCACAGGTGGTAGTGGAGCACTAGCACCGGGTAATGTAAACATTGGTACGACACAAACAACATTGGTTACTATAGGAAGTGGTAGTAACAACGTAGACTTCCCAAGCGGAACAGCAGTTGACTTTACAGGTGTTACTATAACAGGAACAAGTTTCTTAACAACCGTTGCATTTGCTGATCTTACAAGCACTCCAACCACACTTGGTGGATATGGTATTACAGATGCGGCAAACACTTCAACAGAAACAACCTTTACAAAAGACGTGCATTTTGATAGAGGTGTAGAAGAAAAATTCCAAACACTCACAGGACAATCAGGAGTTGTTATTCATAACTGGAATGATGGACACGTATTTTATCACACAACACCAGCAGGTGATATTACTGCAAACTTTACAAACGTTAATTTAACGGCTGAATATGCTACGAATGTAACAATAATTATTAATCAGGGTGCTACACCTTATGAAGTTACCGCAGTGCAAATAGCAGGAGTGGCACAGACTATTAATTGGCAAGGTGGCTCGGCTCCTACAGGAACAGCCAACGGAATTGATAGTTTCTCATTTACGATATTAAATGATGGTGGCTCATACGTTGTGCTTGGACAAATGGTAGACTTCACATAATGCCTTTTATAGCATCAACCACAGGTAGTTTTTTCTCAGGACGTAGAGCAACAGCATTTAGTAGCACGCCTTACAATCCTTCAGTAAACATACCCAATCTCAGTCTTTGGCTTGATCCAAGTGACACTTCAACAACAACTTACAGTGGCACAAACCTTACATCAATCACAGACAAAACTGGCACAGCAACTATGTCAATAACTAACACTCCAAGTAAAGGCACGTCTAATGGATTAGAAACAATAGTATTCGATCAATCATTTAATGAATATTTGTCTACAGGTTATACCGCTCAGGCGTCTTCGGGCAATCACTGGGCATTGTTCATTGGACAGATAGCCACACCCGACAACACTAAAGATAGTATATGGAGTTTTGAAACCAATCAATCACCTAAAAGAGATTATGCTGTCAGTGCCAGTAACGCCAGTGCATTTGATGGGGAGTTGGATTTAGATGGTTTGAGTTCAAACAGGATTAGTAGCACAGCAGGAAACTTGATAGAGTTCACTGCCCAGACACCTATTGCCGCATCAACCAATGTTATTGTAGTAACTTTCTTCAACAAGACAGGCAGTGAGATAGGGGTGAGGGTAAACGGTGTCAACGCATTTACTCCTGAAACAGATTACGACAATAACTTACAAAACAATCAACTGTTGAGACTATTCCGTAACAGAGGCAGTCAAACGTTTGGTGGCACAATGTATGAATTTATGAGCGTAAAGGGATTGCCAGGCACAGGCGGCACGGATATGACCTACATAGAAGAGGCAGAAGGATATGTAGCACACAAATGGGGTGCAGAGTCGCTTTTACCTGTAAGTCATCCTTACAAGAGTTCGGCACCAACAGGATAAATACTGTATAAGAGGTATTTACTATGACACACTTCGTACGACTATTTGTAAATAACAAACATCAACTATCTGAATCAGAAGTACCGTATAATACGGTATTGGAATCAGAAGATAATTTAGTTTATGAATTCCAACATGATACTGCGCTAACAGAAAAACAAGCAGATGACTATGCAGGAGCACTGTCTGACTACTTGTTAGAAAGTGGTATTGAGGATTTTGATATTGAAATATCCATGAGCGAAGAAGATAGTTTAGCAGAAGAAGCAAAAATTGCACATAAAACTATTGCCGAGGATTGGCGCATCAATGTGCAACCTATACTAGAAGAAAACACAGGCAGTCATTACATGGGTGCATATGCGTTTAACAAGAAAGCTGAACAAGCAATTAAAGAACACAAGCGGTTTAAAGAGATGCTTACCCTTGACGAGATAACGCTAGAAGAAGACGAAGACTTTCATGAATTGTTTGGATATTTAGGTTATGTTGAAGAAGCAGGTATTTTTGAAGCAAAGTACAGAGGGCGTACAGTGAAGCTTAACAAGCCTATGCGTGGCGATGTAAAAAAATTCAAAGTGTACGTTAACAAACCAGGCAAAGGCGGCAAGAAACGTGTAGTTAAAGTTAACTTTGGACACGGCGGTACAAGTGCTAAACGTAAAACAATGCGCATACGCAAAAACAATCCTGCAAGACGTAGAAGCTTCCGTGCTAGGCATAACTGTGATAATCCAGGGCCAAAGTGGAAAGCACGTTATTGGAGTTGTCGCAAATGGTAGGTTGGGATGTTGCTAATGATTTCCTAGTGTACGCTAGAAACGATAAAGATTTTTACCCAAAACACTATTACCCTTGCATGAGCAAGATGAGTGATATTATGGATATGAAAAAGCCAGTAAAGCGTTCGCATGTAATGCCTATGCTTAAACAAGGTATGCAATCATATTGTGATAAATTTGATCTAGGTCCTGCAGATCAAGTATTCTCTAAAGAAATCGTTGATGATATATTAAAACGTATTTCAACTGAAGAAATGCCATTGATACGTAAAGGTGAGTACAGATGCAGATAAGAGAAATAGTTTCTCAATCTCTTTACGAACAAGGAAGGGGCGGCGCTTTTGCTACTAGAGGCACATCCAAGCACATGGGTTTAAGATTTACCCAACCTACCCAATCAGGTCAAACACCTAGAGGATCTAGCGCATCAATTAAGTCATCACCTAGTAGAGCAGCAGCACAACGTATAAATCTAAATCCTAGACAACAAAGAAGAATAAAAAATTTAGATAAATGGACAAGTATAGGTAAGGATACAGCTAGCAAGTTTAGAAAATTTCCTACAAATCTACAAAAACAACATCGAATTGCTATTAAGCAGCTACAAAGAAAAATACAAAAAATAAAAAATCCTAGAAACAAAAAACTTGCTCAATCTTTTGCTGTAGCAAGACAAACTGCAGGCATAGCAACGAGTACAAGATTACAACTTACTGCAATACCTAAAATGATAGGTATATATACAGCTATCCAAAGTTTAATAGATTGGGCTAATAATCCTGAAGAATACACAACTTCCAAGGACGGAATATCTCGTGTAATGAATATATTAAAAGAAGAAGCAATTTGGGCAGCAATCGGCATTTTAGGGTTTAATATTATTGGTAAAGGAGTTGTGTCTCTGATTAAACTATTAGGTAGAGTTTTACAAAAACTTTGGAATAAGCTACCTGATATTGTTAAAGGAATAACAGTATTAGGCACAAGCGGTAGTGGAATTGTGGCGACTCCGGCGTTAGCAGGATCAGGAGCACAAGAATGAAAATATCAGAAGTATTTGGATTAGGCAAAAGAGGGAAACAAGCAGCATTTGCCTTCGGTAGATTAAATCCTGCTACAGTTGGTCATGAGCTTATGGTAAACGCTATAGCACAACAGCCAGGTGATGGCTTTTTGTTTCTAAGTGATAGAGCAGCTAAGTTGCCCACTGATCCGCTGAGTCCACAAGAAAAACTAGAATGGGCTAGATTAAGTTTTAATAATGTAGCAGTAGGCTTAGCAAAAACTGTGTTAATCGCAGCTGACAGATTATATAAAATGGGTTATACTGATATTGTATTTGTAGAAGGCGAAGATAAACTATTTCCACTAATAGAAAGATACAATGGTGTAGAAACTGCTATACATAACTACAATTTTAACAGCATAAAACAGTTTAGATTGACTAGAAATCCCGATGCGGAAGATGCGTCAGGTATGAGTGCTAGTAAAATGCGCCAAGCTGTGATAGATAACAATTTTGATTTATTTAAATCTGGTGTAACACAGCCTGCACAACCACAGGCACAGGCTATGTTTGATAAGTTAGGTCAAATTCTAGGTGTCAACAATGGATGAGTTAGATCAGATTCGTAAATTAGCAGGTATAAATGAATTTAAAGGATACACTGCCTACGAAGGATCTAATATCTCTGTTACAGGGACAGAAAAAAGACAAATAGAACGTGAGGAAAATATACAACCAGGTACAGACGACTGGTTTAAGCTATGGTTTTCTAGGCCCTATCTAAATGGACCTATTAGTTTTAGGGGACGCAAATGAAAATATGGGATATTTTTGAAGGCGTTGGCTGTATTACTACACAAAACCAAACTGTGGACGTAGGTCCAAACCAAGTTAGTATAGAAGCTGCTAAATTTGGCTTTAAGGTAGACAAAGACGGGCGGCCTGCTCACACAGCAAGGGGTTCTAGTGTACACAAACTGTTTAATTTAGGTTTATCTGAGTCAGTGCTTATCAAATTAGAGCGTGATAAACGTAATAACATCTATGTACTACATATGGTCGACAACGAAGACAAGCATAGAGTAGAACTGCGTGGCGAAAAAGGCTACGAAACTGGAAATTACAACAAAAACGATCGCTTACATCAAGTTTTAGACGGCTTAGGTAAAGCAGTTGACCTCGGCGCACTGTTTGCTGGCGAAACTGTAAGTATAAATCCACATCACCCTGATGGCGAACAAGCATTAAATATTACTAAAGCTGTAATGACCAATGAACAAAAAGGTCCCTGCCCTGTAACAGGCGAAGCTGTATGTAAATGTGATGATAAAAACCTAAACGAAGCTGGATCTGCAATAGGTAAAATTGTACAAAAGTTAGGTTTTGGAAAAGAAGCAGTAAACTCAGTGTTTAGAATACTAAGACGCAGGAAAGGAAACAGCGGTTTATCCGACAGCAAAGTACGTGCTATGGCATATCGTGCTGTACAAAGAGAACGAGAAGAACTTGAAAACGTTAAATCTGCTACAAGAAAAAAACAACAATTTAAGTATGATCAAAAAATGGATGAATTACCTGGGCAACGTTGGGACGATGAACTAGGCATGTATGTAATAGACGAAGTTGCACCGCCAGGTAGAGAAGATCAAGTTCTAGCGCTTAAAGGAAAAGTTGATAATCCTTATGCAGTAGCATGGGCTAGTTATAACAAAAGTAAAAAAAAAGAAAGCGTAGATGAAAACTTTGCCGATGGTAAGAAAAAAGGCAAAAGCAGACCAGGACGTGTAAAACGTTCAGGAGCAAGTTGCAAAGGATCAGTAACAAGCCTTCGTAAAAAAGCAAAAAAGTACAAGGGCGAACGTGGAAAAATGTATCATTGGTGCGCAAATATGAAAAGTGGTAGAAGAAAGAAAAGCTAGTTATGAAAATGAACGAAATAATTACTGAACAACAGGGTTTAGCAAAAATCACAACTAAAAGTGGCAAACAAGCTTGGGTTGCTGCACCTGTGCAGGCACAATTTCAAGCTTTTGTAAATGATTTAGAAGCTACTGGATATAATATATACTCTATAGGCGGATATAATAAAAGAAGGACAAGCAGCGGTAAGTGGAGTCATCATGCTCAAGGTTTAGCAATTGACATAAATCCAGATGACAATCCGCAAGGACCAACATTAATTACTGACATGCCTCCTAATATAAGTCAAATAGCTGCAAAACACGGTTTAGGATGGGGCGGAAATTGGAACCGTTCTAAAGACGCTATGCATTTTAGCGCAGCAGCTAGAGAAGGAGGCAATATTCAAGTGTCTAGAGGACCTAATATATACGGAGGCGGCGCAAGCACTAAAACTACCACTGTAACACGGCCTACTAGCAATAAAAAAACAAGAAAACCTTCTGCTCCTATGTCAACGTCAGGTGCAAATCTACTTAGAAACACTGGCTCTTACAGTCCACAACTAATACCAACAGTTAAAAAACTACAAACAAGACTAGAAGAATTAGGTTATAGTGTTGGTTCAACAGGCATAGACGGAAAGTTTGGGCCTCGCACAGAACAAGCAGTACGCCGCTTCCAACAGGCTAATAGTTTACAGGTCGATGGAATAGTTGGTCCTGAAACAAGAAAAGCACTTGCTGCTGCAAAAGCGAGTACTAACACGTCCGGATACAATAATGAATTTGATACTTAAACACCCGGGTATGGTAATGAATTTGATTGAAAAGGAAATTAACAATGAGTGAATTAGCAGACAAAGTTAAAAAAGTACTAGCAGATACATTAAACAAAGACGTTGATATGTTTACAGAATCTGCTAATTTTATAGACGACTTAGGTGCTGACAGTTTAGATACTGTAGAAATAGTTATAGCACTTGAAAACGAGTTTGACATTACAATTGACGACGACGATGCTGAAAGTTTAATGACAGTCGGCGAAGTTGTTTCATATGTAACTGAAGCTGTAGGAGAATAAAATGAAAATGAATGAAATTACTGAAACAACAACCAGCGCAAGTGTTGCCACAGCATTTGCAGACGGCGGAAATGGTTTTGTAAACGGCGGCCCTGGAACACCACCAATTAGTCGCACAGGGTCAAAAAAGAAAAAGAAAACTGAAGATCAAAAAAAGCAGAAGTGATAAATATAATATATTAATAGGAATTCATCATGGCTCGTAAAAAAGTTCAAGAAGGTCACTTAGGTGACATGGCATATAAAGCAGAAATGGATCACGAAGTGCAAATGGCACGCAGTGACTTATTTAAAGTTGCAAAATATGCTGTAGAATTACACGATATGTTAAAAAGTGTAAGTGAAGCAGAAGGCATTGAAGGTTGGCAGCAAGCAAAGATTACCAAAGCTGCTGATTACTTAGGCTCAGTTTATCATAGTATGGATTATGAACACAATCAAATGGATGTGGAATACACTACAAACGAGTCCGAGCAACTAGATGAAGGTCCGTTGGGAGACTTGGCAAAACTTGCTGCTAAAACTTCTTTGGGCAAAAGAGCAGGCGAGATTGCTACAAAAGTTAGACAGCGAGTATTGAATCGTCGTGCTTCTACACTTGCAAATCTTGCATATACTCACGCTGCTGCAAAGGCAGAAATCAACAAGCTAGTAGCCATTGCAAATGCTAGAGCAAAAAAAGGTGCACTGCAAATAGCTGTTTTTAAAACGTTGAAAACAAGAAATGATGCTCTTGATGCTGCTAACAAATTAGGCCAAATGGCTGAAAGAGGCATACTCAAACGTTTCTATAAAGGTGATCTTGGAAATGCAGATGCAAAGATGAGATCACTTATAAAACAGGTAGTAGAACTCGAAGATGCTGTTGATAACAACATGGCAAGAAGAGCTGTAAAAAAAGCGCAATTAGAATTGCTAAGAACTACCGACATTGCAAAAGAGATAATTGAACAAACTCAAGATGCTAAAAACAAATACGATGCTACTACTTCAGCACTTCTTTTGGGCCTAGGAGGCGCATGGTGGTTGATTGACGCAGGTATTAAAAAACTTAAAGATACTACTGATAGTGAAGAAACAGAAACACCAGTTGACGAAGCTGAAGTTGAAGAAGGCAACGAATTTGCACAAAGAGTGAGAGAACTAAAAGCCTCTGGTGCAAAACCTGGTACAAAGTTTAAAACATCAGATGGTAAAGAACACACTTTAGAATCTACAAGAAAAAGTGCTAATGCATCAATGTTACGCATTGTAGAGCAAGCTATTAGATACCAAGCAAGTAACATTGGACGTGCTGACGTATCGCCTAAAGCTATCAAATTAGCAGAAACAACTCACAAAGATGATTTGCGTAGGTTAGCACTTGATTTTAAAAAGCGTGTTATAGCAGAGGGACAATTTGGTGAAATTACACATCACGACGAAGATGCTACACAGTCTGAAGTACTAGTGAAGGGCATGGGTGTGTATCGCATGGAGCAACTAGAACAGCGTATCAAAGATCGTCTATCTAACGTAGCACAGTTAATGGATCGTGGCGAGCCAGATCAAGCAGCACGTCTATTAGATGCTAACAGTGGAACATACAAGTCTTTAATAGCAATGATGAAAGCTTACGCAGAAGCCCACGACGATCTAGCATTTGGCGATCACGGTGGTTCTGGTAATGATGCTTCTTTTGACGGAGCAGCATCAGGCATGCGAGCAGCATATGGCGAATCTAAAAAGAAAAAGCCAGATGCTGACGGTGACGGCGTTCCAGATTGGGCAGATAAGAAGCCAGGCGAAGACGATAACGCTAAAAAAAAAGAAGTAAGTGAAGATACTGATATACCATTTAACCAATGTCCTTCTTGCGGCGGCGAAATAGTACATGTAAGCGAAGCAGCTAAAAAAGGCGGAGGCCCTAAGGACGCATGCTATCATAAAGTGAAAAGACGTTATAAGGTATGGCCGAGTGCTTATGCAAGCGGGGCACTAGTACAGTGTCGTAAAAAAGGCGCAGCTAATTGGGGCAATTCAGGACAACGCTGATAAACAAGAACGTAAAGAGCAAGAAAAAATGAATATATTTGAAATCGTTGAAGGAACACGTTGTTGGAATGGATACAAAAAGAAGGGCATGAAAACCATGTTCGGAAAGCGTGTCCCTAACTGTGTAAAAAACGAATCAGACGAATATATCGACGAGAACCTAACAGAAAATTACGATAATTGGGATCATAATGAATCTGCTGACTATAGCAAGCACTTAGAAAAAACATTCGGCACGCCAGACGAAGTAACAGATGAACAAACTGTATGGCATAATGTAGATGGCTTTAAACGTATAGTGTGCCGGGATGAGTATATACTACATGGATCGCCGGCACCACACTATGACTTTATCTACTGTTACATAGACTTAGAAGTTCCAGAAGATCTCAGCGACGAACTTGCAAAGTGTAGTGGTAGCATATTGATTGATCATCTAAAAAATGAAGTAGGCGCACGTTGCGGCAGTCTAACTGCAAATGCAACTACCCTAAACTTTGTTTTAGATGTTGTAGCCGGCAGAGTTGACCCAGTAAAAGAAGAATATGAAAAACGTATTTTAGACATGAAAGATATGTTTGACGAAGGGCAACGTTATGAATTAGATTGGTGGCCTGACGAATCAGATGATGCAGATCCCAGCAATCCATACTATGCAGAAAGTTTAGAAGAAAGTTTACGTGATTGGTTCGGCAAAGGTAAAAAAGGCGGTGCCGGAGGCGGCGGCTGGGATCGTTATAATACCAAAGGCGAGCGCATTGGCAAATGCGGCGACCGAAAAAAAGGCGAAGGTAAGCCTAAGTGTTTAAGTAAAAGTCGTGCTGCTAGTTTACGTCGCAAAGGCGGTAAAAAAGCAATTGCTGCTGCTGTACGTAAAAAGAGAAGAGAAGATCCGAATAAGAATCGCAGAGGTAAAGCTAAAAACGTAAGTAACACTACTAGGTCAAAGAAGAAATAAAATGTATTTGAGAGAAGTTTTTGATAAAAAGTACGGGCATGATACTAACAGTCACGTTGTAAAACACAAAGATGACAACGGAAAAGACTTCTGGGCTGTATACAATAACAAAGGTGACATTGTCAAATTATTTTATTCTGCAAAGCAAGCAAAAACCTACGCAGAAAAAAATCATGATGATCTAATGCAAGACAAAATTGTTGCTGAAAAATGGTCTCAAAAATACAAAGACAGTATTAACTGTTCTAACCCAAAAGGCTTTTCTCAAAAAGCCCATTGTGCAGGAAAGAAGAAAAGAATGAACGAAAAAGAATACAAAACAAGAGATTATATTTCTGCTCTTAGACAAACAAAAACATTAAAGAAAGAACAACCAAATCATGTTCAAGCTGCACAAGCTCTTGCACTTGCTTCAGCTGGTGAAGAATTAAGTGATGAACAACAAAAAGCTTTAGGCCCTTATGTTACAATTTTTAGCACACTGTTAATTGAACCGCGATACCGTGAACGTTTACACAGTATGATTAAGATGCTTAAACAAAGCAAATGATAAACCCGTTAGTTGACGATACAGAAGAAGATTTTGTATGGCAACGAACTAATCCAGATAAGCTTTGGGTATTTGATAAGCTTATACTTTCAAGAAAACTAGGTTACACATGCGGACCGACCGGTATAGATGTGCCTAAGCCAGCACATTATATTGTACGCCCTTGTGTAAATGCTTTAGGATTAGGTCTAGGAGCAGAAAAAAGATGGATAGAAAAACTAACAACAGATTTACCAATAGGTTTTTTTTGGTGTGAATGGTTTGAAGGTAAACACATAAGCGTAGACTACAATTATGGTAGACAAGTGTTAGCTGTAGAAGGTTTCAAAGATTCAAACACTTTTACAAAATGGAAAGTATGGCGTAAGGTAAAAGATCAAATTAGTCTACCAAGTGTGTTAGAAGAATATAAAGATGAAGAATATTTAAACTGTGAATTTATAGGCAATAAACTTATAGAAGTGCACTTACGTAAAAATGAAGACTTTAACTATGCACAAGAAGAATTTATACCTGTTTGGGAAGGGGAAAATACTGCTGCTCCGGAGGGATATACATATATAGATTACCCCGATATACACGGAAGAATTGGAGCATTTGTCAAATAACAGTTGACTTTTCTGTATTTTTATATTATATTTAATTATTATTAGGAGTTTATTTAATGAGTGATAGAGTCTATGGTCCTGACGAAAAAGGAAAACTTGAACGTATTGTAGCTGAAGGTGTATCTGTACTACAAGAAGTTGACGATTTACAAGCAGGACTAAAAGATACAGTAAAAGCAATTGCTGAAGAATTAGATGTAAAACCTGCACTAATCAATAAAGCGATTCGTGTTGCATATAAGCGTGACTGGGATAAGCATGTAGATGATTTCCAAGATCTTGAAACTATAGTTGCAACAGTAGGAGTTGATAAGTAGAGTATGCCATACGTTGACGCTTTTTTTGACAGAGATGCAGACATTATTAGAATTGTAGAACGTATTGAAGGCAAGCGTGTTTTCAAAGACATTCAAGCAAAATATACTTTCTATTACGCAGATGCTGCCGGCAAATATAAAAGCACACACGGCGAGCCTCTTAAACGTATTGTGTGTAAGAACACAAAAGAGTTCAAAAAAGAACTTGCAATAAACAAACACTTAAAGCTTTTTGAAAGTGATACTAATCCTATCTTTCAATGTTTAAGTGAAAACTATTTGAATCAAGATTCACCAAAACTAAATGTTGCGTTTTGGGATATTGAGACAGACTTTGATCCTGATAAAGGCTTTGCTCCGCCTGAAGATCCATTTATGCCAATTACTGCTATTACAGTATATTTGCAATGGTTGGAAGTTCTAGTTACAGTTGCTATGCCGCCGAAGGGCTTGCCATACGACGAAGCAGCAGCGATGTGTAAAGAGCGTTGGGGTGAAGAATGTATCTTGTTTCCTAACAGTAAACAAGGCGAGAGCGATATGCTTGAAGCATTCCTCGACTTGATTGAAGATGCTGATATCCACAGCGGTTGGAACTCAGAAGGTTATGATGTACCATATACAATTAACAGAATTGCCCGTGTTTTAAGTAAAGACGATACACGCAGATTCTGTCTATGGCAACAATTGCCAAAGCGTCGTGAGTTTGAAAAATTTGGCAAAACGAGCGAAACGTATGACACTATCGGTCGTGTACACATGGATTATCTTAATCTATATAGAAAGTATACATACGAAGAACGTCACTCTTACAAACTAGATGCTATTGGCGAATATGAAGTAGGAGAAAACAAAACTGCATATGAAGGTACACTTGATCAGCTTTACAACAATGACTTTGAAAAGTTTATTGAATATAACAGGCAGGACGTTGCACTACTCGATAAACTAGATAAGAAACTGCGGTTTATTGATCTTGCAAATGAACTTGCACATGCAAATACTGTGCTACTGCAAACTACTATGGGAGCAGTAGCAGTGACGGAACAAGCAATTGTAAACGAAGCACATCGTAGAGGCATGCAAGTACCCAATCGTCGCGAGCATGAAACAACAGGTGCTGCTGGTGCTTATGTAGCCTATCCGAAAAAAGGACTACACAAGTGGATCGGCTCTATGGACTTGAACTCACTGTATCCTAGTGTAATTCGTGCACTAAACATGGCTCCTGAAAGCATTGTAGGACAACTTCGTCCCGATGCTACCGATGCAATGATTCACGAAGCTACTACCCTTAAGAAAAAATCATTTGCAGCAGCATGGGAAGGACATTTTGGTTCGTTAGAGTACGAAGCTGTTATGGAACAGCGTAAAGACTTTATGATCACAATAGATTGGGAAGAAGGCGGTAGCAATGTATTAAGTGCAGCCGAAGTTCATAAACTAATTTTTGACAGTAACATGCCTTGGATGCTTAGTGCAAATGGTACTATTTTTACACATGAATTCGAAGCTGTTATTCCGGGTATTTTGAAACGCTGGTATGCTGAAAGAAAAGAACTTCAAGGTAAACTTAAGAAAGCAATTGCTGCTGGCAATAAAGCTGAAATTGAATACTGGGATAAGCGACAACTAGTTAAAAAGATTAATCTTAACTCGTTGTATGGTGCAATTCTAAATCCTGGCTGTAGATTCTTCGATAAGCGTATTGGTCAAAGCACAACACTCACAGGTCGACAAATTGTAAAACATATGAGTGCCGAAGTTAACAAAGTTGCTACTGGTGAATATGATCATGTAGGTGAAACTGTAATTTACGGCGATACAGACTCAGTTTACTTTTCAGCTTATCCTGTATTGAAAAAAGACATCGACGCTGGTAATATACCGTGGAGTAAAGAAAACGTAATTACTCTATACAATCAAATAGCAGAACAAGCTAACTCAACTTTTCCAGATTTTATGCAAAAAGCGTTTCATTGCCCAAACAGTAGAAGTGACGTAATTGCAGCTGGTAGAGAAATTGTTGCAGAATCAGGTTTATATATTACAAAGAAACGATATGCTGCACTTGTAATCGACGACGAAGGCAATAGAAAAGACATAGATGGCAAAAGCGGAAAAGTAAAAGCAATGGGCTTAGACTTGCGTCGTGCAGACACGCCGCCGTATATGCAAGAATTTTTAATGAGAATTTTAACAAGAGTACTCGAAAGTGCTCCGCAACAAGAAATTCTTGATATGATTATACAATTTAGAAAAGACTTTGAGTCACGTCCTGCATGGGAAAAAGGTACACCCAAACGTGTAAATAACCTAAATAAGTTTAGAACACTTGAAGAAAAGCAGGGCAAAGCCAACATGCCAGGGCACGTAAGAGCAGCATTAAACTGGAATACACTAAAAAGAGTACACGGTGACAAATACTCTCAAGATATTGTAGATGGTATGAAAACTATTGTGTGTAAGCTTAAACCAAATCCACTAGGTTATACAAGTATCGGATACCCAACTGATGAACTTAGACTGCCGCAATGGTTTACAGAATTGCCATTTGACGATGCTGCGATGGCTGAAACTATAATTGATAATAAATTAGATAATTTAATCGGTGTGCTAAACTATCCGTTGGAAGACACAAAACAAAATACAACATTTGCAAGTTTATTTGAGTTCGAATAATGAAATTTTTTGTTACAGGTTCACGAAGAGGCTTAGGAAAAGCATTAGCAGAAAAATATGGTAATTGCGCAAGCCTAGAAGAATGCGATATTTTTATTAATTGTAAGCATGATGGTTTTTCGCAAGTTGAACTATTGTATGATGCTGCCGCACTAGGTAAAAGAATTATTAATATTAGTAGTAATAGCGGTGACGGAAATAAACCAAAACCGCATATCTATGCAGTAGAAAAAGCTGCGCTCGACAAAGCAAACGAACAACTTTACTATCAAGGAGTGAATACAACTAGCGTAAGATTTGGATGGTTTGATAGTCCAAGAGTTGCACACGTAGATGCTTATAAGATGAGCTTAGATTATTGTGTAAATGTAATCGATTGGATATTACAACAACCACACAGAGTAAAAGATATAACTATTACACCCGACCAAGGAGACAAAAAATGAAAATGGGTTTCACTGCAAGCACATTTGATTTGCTGCATGCTGGTCATGTGCAAATGCTTGCAGACGCAAAAGATCAGTGTGATTACCTAGTTGTAGGTTTACAAGTTGATCCATCTGTTGATAGGCCAGAAAAAAACAAACCAGTACAAACATTAGTAGAAAGATTTATACAACTAAAAGGTGTAAAGTACGTTGATGAAATAATTTGTTATCAAACAGAAGAAGATTTGTTAGACATTTTGAAAATTTATCCTATAAATGTTAGAATTTTAGGCGAAGAATATAAAGAAAAAGAATTCACTGGTAGAGATCTGTGCAAACGTAAAAATATAGAATTGTATTTTAATAAACGTGATCATAGATTTAGCTCTAGTGATATAAGACAAAGAGTTTGTGATGCGTTGAAAGAACCAGCTGCAACATCTCCGTGGTATAAAAATATTATTCCACCACGTAAATAACCTAAATATTTATTGACACTAGACACAAAATACATTACAATACATAATATTGGAGAATCATAATGAAAGATATTTTACAAGACATTGTTGCACATACACATACTCTAGGTCTTCCTATGGTAAAAGTAAGTGTAAGCGATGCAAATGATACTGTTATTGAATCAATGGCTGAAGATCGCAGTGTAATTGTTACAGCTAAAACGCATACGCCTGTTGCAGAGTTTAATGATACATTTGGAATGCCAAACTTAGATAAACTTTCTTTGCATCTTAAGAATCCTGAGTATCGTGAAAACGAGAAGATTGAAGTTATTACAGATGTGCGCAACGGCGATACTATTCCTACACACATTCATTTTGAAAATTCTAGTGGCGACTTTCATAACGACTATCGCTTTATGAGTAAAGCTATTATCGAAGAAAAACTCAAAGCAGTAAAGTTCAAAGGTGCTACGTGGGTAATTGTGTTCGAGCCAACACTTGCTAGTATTAGCAGACTTAAACTTATGAGTGCTGCACATTCAGAAGAGCCACTATTTCGAGTATCTACAAGTAACAATAATTTAGTATTCTCGTTTGGCGATGCAAACACACACGCTGGTGAATTTATTTTTGAAGCAAATGTAAGCGGACAGTTACAGCATACTTGGTCTTATCCTGTAGCACAAGTACAAAGCATTCTCAACTTAGATGGCGATGTTACAATGAGTATTTCTGATCAAGGTGCTATGAAAATTACTGTAGACAGCGGCATGACTACATACGACTATATTATTCCTGCACAAAGTAAGTAATGAACACAAACTTAACTGAAACACAAAATGATTATGCTATATTTCTTCCTGCACTAAGTGGTTTTTATGCCACTTATGTAGGTAAGCAGCGCTTTGACGAATATGTTTCTGCAGATAGAATTCCCAGTAATCTACCTAATGGCATTGAAAGTTTAAACTACCTAAACAAAGATGAAGGTAAATTCCAATACAAGTGGACACTGTACTCTGCTGGGCATGCTGACCTAGACACTACTAAAGAAGCACCAAAAGAAGATATGGTGCGTAATAGAGATAGAGATAATACTTGGGTACTAGGCGACTCAGGTGGTTTCCAAATTGGTAAGGGTGTATGGGAAGGTGATTGGAAAGATCCTAACTGTCCTAAAGCACACAAAAAACGTGATGGTGTGCTCAAGTGGATGGATGCATACATGGACTACGGTATGATTCTTGATATTCCAGCATGGGTATCTAGATCAGAAGCAGGACAACGTGCAACAGGTATTAGCACATACCAAGAAGCTGTAAATGCTACACGGATTAATAATGATTACTGGCAAAAGAATCGTACAGGTGCTTGTAAGTTTTTGAATGTCCTACAAGGTGAAAACTTTGATCAAGCTGACGACTGGTACGAGCAAATGAAAGACTTCTGCGACCCAAAGCTGTATCCAGATACACATTTTAACGGCTGGGCAATGGGTGGTCAAAACATGTGTGATATCGAACTTGCTATCAAGCGTCTTGTTACGCTACGGTTCGACGGGTTATTAGAAAAAGGCATACACGATGTTATGCACTTCTTAGGTACTAGTAAGCTAGAATGGGCTGTACTGCTTACTGACGTTCAACGAGCTATTCGAAAGTATCATAACGAAAACTTTACAATTACGTTCGACTGCGCTTCTCCGTTCCTTGCTACTGCAAATGGACAAATTTATATACAAACTGAAACTGAAGATAGATCAAAGTGGGTATATCGCATGGTGCCTAGTGTAGACGATAAAAAATACGCCACTGATGCTAGAGGCTTTCGAGATGCTACATTAGCCGACGGTATTTTTGAAAACTTCACAGATTCTCCAATTAGTGACGGTCTTAAAGTAAGTGACATTTGTACATATGCCCCTGGCGACTTAAATAAAATAGGTAAAGAAGGAAAAACTAGTTGGGATTCTTTTAGTTATGCACTACAAATGGGACATAATGTATGGAGTCATTTGAATGCTGTGCAAGAAGCAAACAGACAGTATGATGCAGGTGTTATTCCTAAAATGTTAGTAGACGAAACATTTGATAGAATATATTTTAGAGATGTTGTAGAACGTATTTTTAGTATAGACAACCGTGATCGTGCATTAGCAGAAGTTGAAAAACACAGAAACTTCTTTTTAACTGTGATTGGTACACGAGGTGCTGTTGGAAAGAAAACAATAAATGCTAGTGCAAACTTTAATAAGTTTTTTGAGTAAGGAAATAAAATGACAATATTTGTAAAAGAAGACTTTGTATCACATGCAGGCCTTGATCTTAAATGGAAAATTGAATGTGACGGACTTACCGAAGACGACTGGGAATGCCTAGGACTTATGATCTCGGAAATTGAAAATCGTCCTTTTTCAAAAGTAGTTGGTATTCCACGTGGCGGGTTGCCATTGCAGTATGCAATGGAGAAATATGCCACAGGAGACGAAAAACACCCTATACTAATTGTAGATGATGTTTACACTACTGGTACAAGTTTTAAAGATTTTGTTGAAGAAAATTATGCAGATCAAGATGTAATTTGCTGGGTTGCATTTGCTAGAAATCCTGCAAACCAACAAGTTAATGCGCTGTTTCAAATGGCTTCTAGTATATGGAAAAATTTAAAGTGAACAGAGATTACGACACTGGCGAAAAGAACGATGTAACTTTTTTTACAGGTTATGAAGTTGAAAAAACACCTGCTTATGGAATGAAAACACTTTTTGTAGTTGGAATAAAACCTCTAGATACTATTGAAAGACATTACGAAAAAGAACAATGTGAACATATTTTCTTCGGCGCAAATCATTCTTTTAATCCAAAAGATGATCATATGTGGCGTAAGTGGGAAATATACATAATGCACTTTGTAAATCAAGATATACTGTGTAGTATAGATATTCCGTATGACAAAGCTGAAACATTTTTACAAAGTGCAATAGTTGAGCGTAATAATGTTATACCGCAAATACGTATTCCAATGCCGTATGTACAGCAATGGCCCTATAACACTATGTTAAAAATAGATGATGTAGATTTTAAAGCAACAAATCCCGGTGTGTGGTGTCATAGCTTACATGAATTAAAGGACAAAAATAAATTTACAGATTGGTCACAATATAAACTTGACAAAGTTTTAAAATAATTGTATATTAAATATATTGTTAATAACAAAAAAGAGCTTCAACAATGAGCAAAATGCTTGCAAAGCGGCACATTTGGGTTACTTTTCAACGTGAAGGTATCCA